ACGCTCAAAAAATTAGATTAAAAGCTGAAAGAGATAATGCGCTTATTTCTGCTGACAAGTCTGATGTCTGGCATTCATTGTGAACCAATCGTCAGCCTCTGGTCTTACCGAAAGTCCCCCAGCGTCAGCCTATAACCTTACCAACCAAACCCCTAAAACTATGGAAGTAATATTAACAATTGTGACAATTTATGTAATAGGTTGCTTTTTTGAGAAATCGGATTATGATAAAGAGAAGGAGGCTAAAAAGTTGCCATCATTCACAAAAGAAGAAGCCGAGAGATATTATTTTAATGAATTAAAATCAAAACAAAAATAATATTACAGTCAGCCTCTAACCTTACCAACCAAACCCCAAACCCATGAAAACCACACCCACCGATTTCCGACGCTGGCAACTGCATATCCGCAAGGAGTGCGTCAACTGCAACCGACCCGACAAAAGCGAAACCATCAAGGCTTGGTCCGTGAACTGGACCCTGCTCGGTCGTATCCTCCAAGCCAAAAACGCTTGACCATGGAATGGATTAAATGCTTGGACAGGATGCCGACACCTTACGAGCCAGTCCTGATTTTTACGACCGACATGAATCAAGCCTACGCATGGCTTGGGGATGGCCGTTGGTACTACGAACACCAAACGTGGTTCCTAATCGAAGTAAGCCACTGGATGCCTCTACCCCCAAACCCGTTTTAACATGGACCTAATCTCACGCACCATACTCGGCTACACGGCAGAGGTCGTCGGAGTCAGTCCCGATGATATATTGAGCGAAGTCAAGACCCAAGAACTGGTCCTTGCTCGAAGCATCTTTGCAGACATCGCCTACTCGGAGTACCTGTACACCTACTGCCAAATCGGTCGAATCATCAAGAGGAACCACGCCACAGTCATGCACAACCTCGAAATCCTTGCGATAAACATGAGAGCAAGGCCCGACATCAAGTTTCTGCGTACACAGGTTTTAAACAGGACACGGGATTTTTTGCAACATTAGGAAGAACCCCCGCCATCTTTGCGTGAGTGAACGCAGAGAGCATCGTCCTTGACCTGTACCGAAGCGGAGAAATCCGCAAGGCTTGCCTCACCATCACGGGGGGCAATCCGCTTTGGAAGGACCTCGAACAAGAGGTCGTCCTGATTCTGCTCGAAAAAGACCCCGACAAGATTACCAAGATGCAGGTCCAAGGCTACCTGCGCTTCTACATCGTTCGTTTGATCATGAACCTGTACCGGGGCAACAATAATCAATTCGCCAAGAAGTACCGCCACCACGACGAGAGGGTCGAAGTAGATACCGAAACCCAAGAACTAAGCAAGGACTACGATTCCCTGCTTGACGACCTTTGGGCTATTGCCCAGCAAGAGATGGACTCTTGGGCGAAGGACGGAGCGTTCCCCTACGACAAAGAACTGCTGAACCTGCTCATGCAGACCGGGAACATGAAGGCCATGAGCCGGGAAACGGGCATCCCGTACAGGTCCATCATTTACTCCATCGAACAGGCCAAGGCCAAAATCAAAACCGCAATCGAAGCAAATGGATATACTGGTTTTTCCAATCCTGATTAGTGCCTTAGCGACCCTTGCGGTCGTGGAGTTCCGGGTCCTGCCTTCGTGGTTCTACGCTTTGCCCTTCGCCAAGCGGAAGCCGTTTTCGTGTATGACCTGCTTCGGGTTTTGGCTTGGCTTTGCCCTGACCCTGCCAACCTGCCAATGGTACTTGGCCCCGATCCTCGGCCTTGCCTCATCTGCCACCGCAATCCTACTCCGAGAATGGACCTTCAAATGACCAACGACCAATTCATAGTGGCCCAAAAGCACAGGAAGTATTGGGACCAGTATGTGGCATCCCTAACCATGCGACTGCCACCCGATGCGGTTGGTGAACTGCAAGCCATCCTGACCGCTCACGGACGACCGCCCACAAACTGGTGGTGCGCTGACTGCGTAAAATCGGCCCTTCAATACATTTACCTACAAGCGGACCTGTTCCTCGAAGTCAACCAAAACACCATAATCCACCCCCTAAATGCCCCTGCCAATCCCGAACAATAACGAGTCAAGAGAAGGCTTCATCGGTCGCTGTATGTCCAACAACTCAACGACCACGGAGTTTCCCGATACGGCTCAACGGCTTGCGGTTTGTGGCTCAACGTGGGAGAATCACAAGAGGCAGCAGTTCGAGTCATACTCCGATTACGGCCAAGAGATTCGGGCAAATGCCAAGCGAGGGATTGAACTCAACGAGCGGAACGGCAACAAGTGTGCCACGCAGACGGGCAAGGTCAGGGCGCAGCAGTTAGCCAACGGGGAAGCAATTTCCCTTGAAACCATCAAGCGGATGCACTCCTACCTATCTCGTGCTGAAACCTACTACGACAATGCAGACGATACCTCGGACTGCGGTTACATCTCCTACCTCCTTTGGGGCGGTAAGTCGGCTCTCTCATGGTCAAGAAATAAACTCCGAGAACTTGGGGAACTTGAAGGCGAAGGATGACGAAGCCCAAGTGCAGGCTCGGATGGACTCGCTGATGATGGTCATAACGACCCTCTGCGACTGCATCGGAGCGGTGGACGATTCCAATGCCCCGAATGCATTTGCCGTGAAGATGAAGATAGTGGACAAGATTGACGAACTCATAGACAAAATCGAATACTGATGCAACGAGTACCCATAGGAACCATTAAGAACAACCCGAACAACCCAAGGGTCATCAAGGACGACAAGTTCAAGAAACTCGTGCAGTCCATAAAAGACCTACCCGAAATGGCCGAGGTTCGCCCCGTTGTGGTCAATACCGATATGGTTGTGATTGGAGGCAACATGAGGCTCAAGGCCATGCGTGAGGCTGGATGGAAGGACATTCCGATTCAAGTCGTGGATTGGGACGAGGACAAGCAAAGGCAGTTTATCATCAAGGACAACGTAAGCGGAGGGGAGTGGGATTGGGAGATGCTTGCCAACGAATGGGACACAGAGGAACTGCAAGAGTGGGGTCTTGACCTGCCCGACTTTGACAACGGCAAGGAGCTGGAAGCGGAGGAAGATGACTACGAGATGCCTGACCAAGTGCAGACCGACATCGTGCTGGGCGACCTGTTCGAGATTGGCCCGCATCGTTTGCTTTGTGGGGACTCAACGGATAGCGATGCCGTTGCGAAGTTGATGGATAATAAAAAATGGGATTTAATGGCAACAAGTCCTCCATATAATCAAGGTGAAAGCAATGGAGACTTGATGCATACAAAAGGGCTTGGTGTTGGCAAAAAACAGGCAAGCCTGTATAATCAAAAGAATAGCGACAATAAAACATCCGAAGAATACTACAAATTCTCAATAGATATACTGAAAACTTCTTTTATTTTTAAGAACGATGAATCTCATTCGGTCTGTTGGAATATCGCATACAATTCGAAAAGTCGAGACGATTATGGTAAAATAATCTTTTCAAATGATAATCCATATAGAGTAAAAGAGACTATTATTTGGGATAAAACCCACTCCATAAATTTGCCACAAATTGGGATATATTCAAGAAGATGTGAATTTGTTTTTGTGATGAGCGGTAATGATAAATACAGGACAAGCCAAACATATAATGATTGTCGCTGGAATTATTGGCAAATAAAATCAGCGGGGTCTCAAATAACTGGAGAGAGCATAGAACATAGAGCCGCATATCCCGTTGAATTTGCGTCTAAAATGGTTGGTGATTTTTCATTGGAAAGTGATTTAATCTATGAACCATTTACAGGAAGCGGAACCACAATGGTCGCATCCCACCAACTAAACCGCAAGTGCTACGGCATGGAACTTGACCCGAAGTACTGCCAAGTCATCGTGGACAGGATGATTAAACTCGACCCGACCTTGGAGGTCAAGAGGAACGGACTGCCATACAAAACAGCAGAATAACAGCAAATGGGAGCCGAGGATATAAAGCAGCACGAGTTCAAGAAAGGGCAGTCAGGCAACCCCAATGGTCGTCCACGCAAGTACGTCAGCACCCTGATTGACCAAGGCTACAAGCGGTCCGAAATCAACGATACCATCCAAAACATGATGGCTATGACCTTGGAGGAAGTCAAGGCGGTTTGGGACAACCCAACGGCAACGGTCCTCGAAAAGACAATCGCCTCGGCCATCCGCAAGTCCATTGAAAAGGGAACGCTCTACTCCATGGAAACGCTGCTATCACGGGTCTACGGTCAACCCAAGCAGGAAGTTGCTGCAACCATATCGCCTCAACCAATTTGGCAGGGCGTAAAACTACAAGTTGACACCAACCACAACGGCAATCAAGATTGATGGATTCCGCAAGAGAGTCCGAATAGTCCAAGGCGGTTCATCGGCAGGCAAGACCTTTGCCATCCTGTCCTTGCTCTACTCCTATGCAGCCAACCCCGAATGCGGCCCGCTTGAGATTTCGGTAGTTTCCGAATCCATCCCCCACCTTCGTAGGGGTGCGCTCAAGGACTTTCTCAAGATGCTCAACATGACAGGGCTTTACCAAGAGGAACTATACAACCGAACGCTGCTCCGATACGACTTCCCGCATGGCTCCTACATCGAGTTCTTTTCCGCTGACCAAAGCGACAAGATGCGAGGTGCAAGGAGGGACGTGCTATTTATGAACGAGGCGAACAACATCGCATGGGAAGCCTATCACCAACTGGCCATAAGAACAAGAACCGCCATCTACATCGACTACAATCCAGTCCGAGAGTTTTGGGCGCATACCGAATTAATGAATGACCCCGATGCCGAGTTCCTGCTCGTTACCTACAAGGACAACCAAGCCCTTGACCCTGCCATCATCCGAGAGATTGAGAAAGCCAAGACCAAAGCCGAAACGTCAGC